ACTGTAAGGGATATAAAACATTTACAGCTACCAATAACATGGGCAGTCTCGTATGGAATTGCTACAAGGCATCTTGTAATATAAGGGGTGGTACTCGTGTACACCTATCTGTGGATGATATACGTGCTGGCTTTAAGGGGGCTAAAGAGTTTGTTGAAGCTACGCCATTTGAAATGCCTACCTACATCATACCGCATCGTGACAATGTACACATGAATCGGTGGTGTGATACGTGGGGCTTGGACATAGATGAATTAGGTTTGTTGTATGACGTAAAGGAAAGCCGTGTAGTATTCCCTGTCATACATGAAGGCCGTATTGTAGATGGCACAGGCAGATCATTATCTGGGTATCGTTTACCTAAATGGAAGAAATATGGAAAAAGTGGCTTGCCATACGCATATGGTTGTGGTAAAGTCGCAGTTGTTGTTGAGGACTGTGTGAGTGCAGCCGTGGTTGGTGGCATTGAATCCTTTGTCGGGGTTGCGCTTCTTGGAACAAGTTTGCAAGAGTCGCATAAAGGGTATCTCGCACAGTTCTCAACAGCCGTAATTGCATTAGACCCCGATGCACTGCCGAAGACTATGGTCATGGCAAAAGAATTACGTGGACACGTGAACGATGTTCGTGTACTACGATTGAATGACGATTTGAAATATCGTAACCCCGAAGATATGGAGAAGTTATATGGAATTATCACTAATTAGAAGTTTAATGAATAGGTCATTCTACGATGACCACCGTGGCGCACGTTGCCCTGACAGATTGTTCAGTAAGGATGTGCGTAAGATCAAGCAAGCGATTGATACCGCTATGGACAGGTATGAACGCACTGTAACGCCAGATGAGATTGAGGCACTATTTATGTCTAACAATCCGACTCTGACTACGGCGCAAAAGCAAGCCTACTCTGCCCTGTTTCACAAGATCAAAGGTGAGACACCTATGGGTAGTGACGTGGCACAAGAAGTGTTATCTAAACTATTTCAACAGGTAGTAGGCGAGGACATCGCCAATCTAGGCTTTGATTATGTAAATGGTGACAAGTCAAGTCTTGAACCGCTACGTATGCTACTTGAGCAGTATGGTGATGACTTCACCCCTAATCTAAATGTGGAGTGGGATGACATTGAGATTGAAACACTGCTTGCACGTAATGATCTTGAGGCACGTTGGACATTCAATATCGCCAGCCTTACACGTAAGGTAGAGGGTGTGAACGCAGGACACTTGATTGAGATTGGTGCTAGACCAAACACAGGTAAGACATCCTTCCACGCCAGCTTGATTGCTGCGCCGGGTGGGTTTGCACACCAAGGTGCGAACTGCATCGTCTTATGTAATGAGGAAGGCTATCACCGTGTGGGTGCTAGATACCTGACTGCTGCAACAGGCATGACCATGCGTGAGGTAAAAGATAATCCTGCTAAAGCACGTGAGTTGTATGCACCTGTCAAGGAACGCATCAAGGTTAAAGATGCCACAGGACGGGATATGAATTGGGTAGAGTCGATCTGTAAATCGTACAAGCCTGACATCGTTCTGCTTGATATGGGCGACAAGTTTGCTAAGACAGGTGGCTTTGCTCGTATGGATGAAGCTCTAAAAGCTAATGCAGTACACGCACGTATGATTGCCAAACAGCATGATTGTGCCGTGTTCTATATGTCGCAGCTATCTGCTGATGCGGAAGGTAAGGTTCTGCTTAACCAATCAATGATGGAAGGCTCACGCACAGGTAAGGCTGCTGAAGCTGACTTGATGGTACTGATCGCAAAGAACCCTGTAGTCGATGGACAAGATGAAGAAGACACCCAGCGTCATTTGAATGTCGTTAAAAACAAGTTGACAGGCTGGCATGGCGTGGTACACTGTGAATTACAATACCAAACAGCGAGGTACACAGTATGAAACTAACACTTGACGTAGAGAACACCGTCACTAAGCGTGATGGCAAGATGCACCTAGACCCCTTTGAGCCAGAGAACTCACTGACTATGGTTGGTGTGCTTACTGACCAAGGAGTTGAGCAGCACTTCCCATTTGACCATGCTGATGCACCCTGCCAAAAAGATTACTATGAACGTGTGCAGTGGTATCTTGACCAAGCTACTATCATCATTGCGCACAACGCTGCTTACGATTTGATGTGGTTATGGGAGTCGGGTTTTACTTATGATGGCCCTGTGTTCGACACAATGCTGGCTGAGTACGTCTTGCAGCGTGGGTTAAAAGAACCGCTAACGCTTCAGGCTTGCGCTGAACGCTACGAGTTAGATACCAAGAAACAAGACACCCTGAAAGAATACTTCAAGCAGGGTTACAGTACACGAGACATACCATACAACGAGTTGTGTGAGTACCTGTCTGCTGATCTACACGCTACGCAGCAGCTATCTGATAAGCTAATATATCGTTTAAATGTTGCTTCGGATGCGGGGTTAATGGATACCGTTACGCTAAGTAATCAGGTTGCTGTTTGTCTTGCACGTATATATCAGCGCGGATTCAAGGTTGACTTGTCTGTACTTGACAGTGTGCGGGATGAGTTTGAGGCTGAGAAGGAATCCTTACAAAAGGAATTACAATCGCATGTTCGTAAAGTAATGGGCGATACTCCTATCAATCTGAATAGCCCAGAGCAATTGTCTTGGGTTATCTATGGACGTAAAGTTATTGACAAGAATGATTGGTCAGTAAGGATTGACCCATACATGGGCATTGATGCTTTTCATCAGATGATGTTGCAGGGAACAGAACGACTATATCGAACTGTTGCACAACAGTGTAAAGATTGTGGCGGGTCAGGATACATACGAAAGACTAAAAAGAATGGGGAGCCATTTGCAAAACCTAGTAAATGCACTACGTGTGGTAGTGAAGGTTTCTTATTTATCCCGACTGATACACTAGCTGGCTTTAAATTCAAGCCACCATCAGCAAAGTGGGCAAGCGCAAACGGTTTCACAACCAGTAAGGTTAACCTAGAACTGCTGGAATCTACGGCTAAAGGTAAAGGCATGACGGATGCGGTAGACTTCCTGCATAAAGTACGGCGGCTATCCGCTGTCGATACTTACCTGTCATCTTTTGTTGATGGCATCAAAACACATACCAAACACGATGGGCTGCTTCACGTACGTCTTTTACAACATCGTACATCAACAGGCCGTTTGTCTGGTGCAGACCCTAATATGCAGAACATGCCACGTGGCGGCACGTTTCCTGTTAAGAAAGTATTTGTGTCACGATTTGCAGGTGGCAAGGTAATGGAAGCTGACTTTGCACAGTTAGAGTTTCGTGCCGCTGCTTACCTATCACAAGATGAGGTTGCTATTGAAGAAGTATCTACTGGATTTGATGTACACGCATATACCGCTGAAGTTATTACCAATGCTGGTCAGCCTACGAATAGGCAGGATGCGAAAGCGCATACCTTCGCACCACTCTACGGCGCAACAGGATACGGCAGAACAAAAGCGGAAGCAGAGTACTACAAACACTTTACAGAAAAATACCAAGGAGTCGCAGATTGGCATTCCAGATTGGCTAAAGAGGCTCTGAATACAAGAAAGATAACTACTCCTAGCGGTAGAGAGTTTGCATTTCCTGATGTAGTACGTAAGTCTACTGGACGTGTCTCACACTTTACGCAGATAAAAAATTACCCTGTGCAGTCGTTTGCTACAGCAGACATTGTACCAATAGCCTTACTACACATAGATGAATTGCTAAAGGGTATGCAGTCGTGTATAGTGAACACCGTACACGACAGTATTGTTATTGATGTTCATCCAAATGAGGAATCTCAAGTAATCAACATCATAGATGAAACCAATAACGTACTACCACAACTTATAGCTGCACGTTGGGGTGTTGACTTTAATGTGCCGCTACTTTTAGAAGCAAAAATTGGTCCGAATTGGCTTGACACTATGGATGTAACCTGATATAACTATGGCTCATTCACTTATGGAAGGAGATAATATATGACACAATTGACAACGATAGACACGAATAATTATGCAGCTATGGCTAAAGCTATGGGAATTGCTAATGAAACTAAAACATCAAGTAAATCTAGTTCTTTAGCTAGGCTTAGGATTAATCATGCACCCATCATGGGAACGGCTGAAGTGAAAGGTAAGAATGTAAATGTAGAAGTTATTGAAGGTGGTGCATACAAGTTGGATATTCCTGACGGACCTACTTACTATGCTACATCTGTCAAGATTAGGACATTCTTGCAACGCTTCATGTATAAGCGGTATGTGAATGGGGGTGCATCCTCACCAAATCGCTTTATTAAAAGCATTATGGCTGATGATTTGAATATCGACTTGAAAGATAATGAGGGAAGTTTTAACTGTGGTAAACCTGCCGGGTATGTTAAAGATTTTAAGTCCCTGCCAGAAAAGATGCAGGAACTAATTAAATCAATTAAACGTGTTCGCGTGATTTTTGGTACAGTCGAATTGATTGACCCTATGAATGATAAGGGGGAGCCTGTTGATGTTCCCATTACGCCATTCATTTGGGAAGTAGACAATCGTGATGCTTTCAAAGAAATGGGTACGTGTTTTAACACCTTTGCAAAAAGGCAGCGTCTTCTTATGCAGCACATGATCACGGTTAGTACTTCTGAACGAAAGATACCAACAGGAGCATCTTTTTATGTACCTGTAGCTTCTTTGGATATGTCAAATACACTTGACATTACAGACGAAGACCAAGTAATGTTTGGAGACTTCTTATCTTGGGTAGACAACTATAATGACTACATCGTAAGTAAGTGGGCAGAGAAAGCTAACTCACACATGGATGATGAAGATGTTGATGTTGTAGACGCTATGGTTGATATAGAAGTAGAAGAAGAGGTGGCGTAATGAACCATCCTGCTGAACTAGCATTACATCAGTACATGGAGAATGCTGTCAAAGGTGACAGCACTATCTCTGATGACACCATTCAGCAAGTAGCTAATGATGTTGCTGATGCAATGCGCAGACAGTTTGGCAGTGGTAAGAAGAGGGACGATTTTAAATTACGAATGTCGAATATAGGTCGTCCCACTTGCCAACTCTGGTACGAAAAGAATAAACCAGAAGTTGCGTTACCATTTCCAAATACATTTATGATGAACATGATGCTTGGAGACATCGTTGAGGCTGTCTTCAAGGGTGTTCTTAAAGAAGCGGGGGTACAGTATGAAGATAGTGAAAAAGTTAGCCTTGACTGCAGCGGGACTGTTGTTAATGGGTCATATGATATTGTCATTAACGATGCTGTCGATGATATTAAATCAGCTTCAGATTGGTCATACAGAAACAAGTTTGATTCTTACGACACCCTCGCAGCAGGTGATGGTTTCGGATATGTCGGGCAGTTGGCTGGATACGCAAAAGCATCTGGTAAAAAAGTCGGTGGTTGGTGGGTTGTAAATAAAGCAAATGGCGCATTTAAATATGTACCAGCTACAGGACTTGACTTAGAAGAAGAAATAGGTAAAA